CGTGAGTGTGTGCGTGAAAGAATTGTCGTGTTTTCGGCGTGTCGTGTTTGTGTACGTGCTATATTGTAGGTATCAACAAAAAAAAAAACAGCATAAAAAGGAGCAGAAAACATGCGTATGGCTTTTAAAGTATATTGTTTTGATAATTTTGTGTTTGTATGTTGTAGACGTGGAAAGTTTGATATGAATCTTGGTTGTGGGTTTACGATTGATGAAGCCTTGCGTAATATGGTTGTTTATAGGGAGATGTGTAATGCGTGAGTATCGACATATGTATATCCCAGCCACGAGGTGTAAGGAACTGCGACGGGGTAGGGCACGTTTGGAGAGCCGTAAGCCCGTTTGCGCGGGTCTGTATGATTTTGTGATGTTGCACTATGCCGATGACGTGTTGCGTATGCGGTGTTCATGCGGTTGCGCGGTGTCGGTTGATATGAAGGGTGAGGGATAATGTGATATAGTGGTGTTTGGCCTATTAGCTCAGTGGTTAGAGCGGCATCCTTATAAGATGTGCGTACCGGGTTCGATTCTCGGATAGGCTACATGTATATGGTTAATGATATATTAGGCTGTGGCGTATTGTTCGATGCGTCACGGCCTTTTTTTGTGAGGTATTATGAATGTTAATGATATTGTGAGCATGATCGGTAGTATTGGTTTCCCGATTGTCGCGTGTTGTGCTATGGCGTGGTTTATCGCCACGACGTTTAGAAATTTTAATGATCTTGTGACGAAAAATAATGTGTTGACGGAGGAGCTTATAGGTTTGTTGCAGAAGGGAGATAGCGATGAAGATATGCCGGTTGCTGCGTAGTGTTATTGCATGTTTTTGTGTATCATTGTTGGTGTTTACGCCGTCCGCGAGCGCGGATATGCGCGGTGTTGACGTGAGCAACTGGCAGTGCAATATAGACACGGGTAAGCTTAATGCTGATTTTGTCGTGGCCGGGGTCACGTGGGGTGTTGGCGGTTTTAGCAATACGTGTTTGCGCAATGGTGTTAGTCAGGTTGCTGATTATCAGCTTGTGCGTGCGACATCCTCCGGTAAGAGTATAGGCGTGTATCATTATGCAATGGGCAATGATGCGCGTCGTGAGGCTGATTATTTTGTCGATCATGCGACGAAGTATGTTGGCCGCGCGGTGCTCGCGCTGGATTGGGAACGTGATGATAATCCCCAGTTTGGCAATGGCGCGTGGGTTGATCGTTGGGTGAAACGTGTGTACGAGCGTACGCGCGTGTGGCCGATCGTGTATATACCGGCGAGCGGTTTGTGGCAGCTTAGCGGCTATGTGCGTCGTCATTGCGGGGTGTGGGTGGCTCAGTACGCATCTAATGCCGTTACTGGTTGGCAGTCGCGCCCGTGGCGATATGGCGCGTATGGCGAGGCCATGCGTCAGTATACGGGCAACGGGCGTGTTGCCGGTTATGCCGGTGCGGTCGACCTTGATTATTTCCGGGGTGCCCGGTGGCAGTGGGACGCTTACGCGATCGGTGAACGTAAACGCCCGCACAAGCAACCGAACAAACATAACGTATCTACCACTCGCACTCATACCGTTAGGGCTGGTGAGTGCTTGTGGTCTATTTTTGGGTCTGGGTGGCCGCGTGTCGCTAAGATTAATAAGATTAGTCGCCCGTACTTGATCTATCCGGGTCAGGTTTTGCGTTATTGATATATTAATATATTAATATATTAATATATTAATATATTAAAAGTCGGCGTGTCGCGTTTGCGTGCGCCGATTTTTTTGTGTAATATTTTTATGTCAACGTAAAACGTTGATAAATCAAGAAAAAAGGAAGTATAATGAGGAATATCAAAAAGACGCGTGCCAGTAGCACGGTCACGTATATTGATCGTGACGGCAATCAGCAATGTATTATTATTGATGGTAATATTCGCACCACTGAGCAAGCCGTGAAAGCGCTGATGAAGTGCGGTTTGTATAATGTATTGGTGGATGACATCAAGGTAGCTAAAACGGTTTACGAAATGCCCGCCGAGACGTTTTTCCGGTACGCGGCACCTATCAACGACAACGGCAACGACAACGACAACGAGTAACAAAAGGATACAATCATGACACAGGAAATTGAACAGGTGAACAACGCCACGAATGAGGCAATGGAAGCCGTCGTGAACAACTATCGGTGCATCTGCACAATGGATGTTAGCACGTTCGACGGGAAACGTGCCATTATCAACGCGCGAAACACCGCGACATCGCTTGCATCGCTGGGAGATAAGCCGTTGACCGTCATGGGCGCATACGTCACGCCGGGTGTCCGTTCCCAGACGGGGCAGAAATGCGCTAACGTCTATTTGTTTGCAAAGGACGGCAAGACGTATTTCAGTCAGTCGGAGGGTATTTATCGAAGCGTCTTGGACATTTTCGACATGTTCCCTGACTTCAACGCGCCGGACGGGCTTACCGTTGTCGTCAAGCAAACCGCGCTCGGCGGCGGTCGTTCGCTCAAGTCCCTCGAAATTAAGTGAAATACGAAAAAAACAGAACGTTGAAACTGTATGAGGGTGCCATAACCGGTTATGGCACCCTTTTTATCGTAGGTGGTGTGTATGCCCAGAGCCCGCAAGCAAGCCGACATTCTGACGGCGAAACGCAAGCGCGTGAAACGTGCGATAAACACGATACGCAAGAGCATTACACCACGCATGCCCGAAAGTGAACGACATGCGCGAACGATGTACGCGCAACGACTTGAAACAGCCCTGAAACAGACATACGTCGGACGTATTCAGAACAGACAATTACGAGCCGAAGCATACGCCCGGGCGATGGAGAACGCCGACAAACTGGCGCGGCAGACTGAAACCGTGAAGGGCGGGGGCGGAAAACGCGGCGAACAACGACGATCTTATAACATTTTTCGCCAGGAAATGCGCATGGCCTCCAAGGGGGTGCCTTCGGCGCTAGGGGATTTTGGCCGCGAAAAAGTCAAAATCTTTTGGCGGTACACACAAAATATATGGCAACGCCCGGACGTGCCGCCCGAGAAACGTTTGGAGGTCATCATGCGTGCTTATGATGCCGACTCGTTGAGTGAGTTGTTTGACACTATCATGCAACGCAACGAGCAAGCCTTGCAATATGCCAAACGCATGCGATTACACGTCGGTGAGCTGGAAGACGCTATGGACGTTGACGGGGGTAGTCCGATATGGTTGGTGGCGGTGTCGCCGGACATGGTACGGTGATGGGGAGTCGCAAGCCGTTTCGGGTTGCCGCCGTTTACGACACGGAGACGACTAATATACAAGCCGGCTCCGAAACAAGGGCGTATCCGATATTGTATATATTTAATGATCTGCGCAACACGCCGGTGGAGTCTTACGATGCCAGCACGGACGACGTACGGTATTACCGACACGCCGACGATGCTCTCGCGTATATCGACGATCTTATAGAGTACGGTGTCACGCATGGTTACGTGCCGGTGATTGCGGCGTATAATCTGATGTTTGACATGCAAACACTCATGCTGGCATTGACGCGATCGTATACGATCAGCGTAAACGCGCAGACCGCGACAAGCGTGTACACGCTTGATTTATGCGTTGACGGCAACGTGGTGTGTCGTTTTTGGGATACGTTTTATTTAGAAATGGGCGGATTGCGTGCGATGGGCGAGACGTGCGGCCTCCCCAAGGCCGTGGGCGACTGGGATTATACGCTTGTACGCACGCCCGAAACGCCGTTGACCGAAGATGAATTGTTTTACGCACGGCGTGACGTGCAGGTGATACCGCAATATCTGCAATGGCTTTTGCGTGCCAATCACTGGCTGACCTCCGATATGCTCGGGAGCCGGGTACTGACCAAGACGTCTCTTGTACGGCAGATGGCACGTCGTGAGATTGGCGGGCGGCGCGTCACGCTGCGCGGCGGGAAGAGACTCACGCTGCAACGTGCTTTTGAGATTACGTGTAATCAGGAATTTCCGAGCGATTATGAATCGTATGCATTGCGCAAGTCGTGCTTCCGTGGCGGGTTGACGTTTACGAGCGCTAAAACCGCTGGCGTTGTCGTGGATAACGTAGCGTCCTTGGATGTCACGTCAATGCATCACGCGTTTATTAATGGTCGTAGGCTACCCGTTAAGTTCGCGTCTACACCGTTCGAGTTGTTGCAGATTGCTTGTGAGCGCATTGCGGCCACGTCGCTTGGTGACGTGTTGAGCCATTATGATGACCCCTTTCGCGTGGGCTTGCATGTCGCCGTACGCTTTAGCGGTCTGAGACTACGCAAAGGCACGTGTTTCGCGGCGTGGGGTATAGCGATATGCCCACGGTCGAAATTCGTGCGCACATTGCACGCGGATACTGATTACAGTAACAACGATCGTGCGAAGACTCAGGATAACAGTATCCGTGCGCACGGTTATGTGGACAGCGCCGTTAATCCGGTATATGCGTTCGGCAAATTGTACAGCGCGGACGAGTGCGTGCTGCACGTCAACGAGATTGAATTATGGAATGTCGCACAAGTATATGAATATGATGACATGCGTGTATTGTATGGTGAAAGCACCACGAAGACCATAATCCCGCCGGATTACGTCACTCTGCAATCCAACATGCTTTTTGCACGAAAAACCGATGTTAAAAACCTGATTAAGGGATACACCGAGGGAACGCCGTACGTGGGCGATATTCCCGACTCCATCCCCGAGGGTATCGTGCGCGACGCGAAAACCGGCGAACTGAGTATGAAATTTTTGCAGTCCTATTACGGGTCGACCGTCAAAGGGCAATTTAACGGCATTTATGGCACACAGGCACAGGACGTGATGAAGGCTGATTACCACGTGACGGAAACCGGCGAGCTCGAAGTCGATAAAAGCACGGTTTGCACGCCCGAGAATTTTGCGGAAAAACGACCGAAAACACCACGTGTGCTATACACGTACGGCATGCGCATAGTCGCCGGTAGCCGCATGCACCTCATAGTCGCCATGATGCTCGTATATATGCGGTTCGGCGATCGGGTCACGGTCACGGGCGGCGATACGGACAGTCTTAAGATACGGTGCGATGGCGACGTGAGCGATGCCGACTTGCTGGATTGTCTACAGCCGTTGCATCATGCCATCGAAACCGCGATCGACATGACTATGCGGCGTGTGCGTATCACCGCGCCGGATATGGCGAGCACGTTGGAGCACGTCGGCAAGTTCGAGGTTGAGGCCTGTGGTGACACCACGCGTTATACCGAACACGTGGAACTGTGGAATAAAGCGCGTGTTAGTCTGGACGGGAAAGGGCGCGTGCATGTCACTTGCGCCGGGCTCCCGCGACCGGACGGTGTATACACTATTGAGGATTTTATAGTCGACATCATGCGTGCGGGACACGGTTTCGCGGAAACCGTGCAAATGTCGCTCGGTTATGACGTGTTGGTGGATTATGAGATATGTCATACGTTGCAGCGCAACCGTCCGCATGTATGTGATCGTTATATAGGTGATGTCACGGATTATCTCGGTGAGACGGCGCATGTGGATGCGCCGGAGGCTATCGGGCTGTATCCGTCGGGGCGATGGCTGGGCGAGTCCGACAAACAAGCGAATATGGAAAACATAACGTATTTGCGATCTGTGTATAATAGATGGGTGAACACGATACCGCGCGAAATGGTTTTGCGGGATGGAACACCTAGGATTGTGAGCATGGATGGCGAAATACTACTATGACAGACTTAAAACCGTAATATTACCACGCAACGCAGACGTTAACATGATTATTGGCGCACGCGGCTTGGGCAAAACATACGGCATGAGAAAATACATGATAGAGGATTATTTGAAAAACGGATATTGTTTTGCGGAAATTGCCCGTTTTCGTGAGGAAAACAACGATGCCGCCGCAGACTATTTCGACCGTATCATAAAAGACAATATTTTTCCCGATTATGAATTTCGCACAACAAACAAAACGGCTGAAATACGACGGAAAAAAACCGGCAAAAAAGAAAATTCGTGGCGGGTGTGCGGTTATTTTATACCCTTGACCATGCAACAGCGAAAAAAGAAAAATACATACGTGAACGTGCGCAACATTTGCATGGATGAGTTTATTATCGATAATGATGATAGATATCACACGTATTTGAAAAACGAGTTTGAACAATTGGCGAAAATCGTGGATACCGTGACGCGTGAACGCGCTGATGACACCGAGCTACGCAAACCAAGAATATTTCTTCTGGGCAATGCTTGCGACGCGTTTAACCCGTATTTTCAGCGCTATGGAGTGCCCCTTAATCCCGAGTATGGTTTGCAATGGCTTGACGGCAAGACGTGTCTGCTTGATTACGTGCGAGACGATGACTACGCCGGGCAAAAGGCAAAGAACACCGTGGCGGGACGCATGCTGAAAAACAATGATGATATGACGGCGAAAAACAAGTTTCGGCAATTCGATACAGATTTTATTGAAAAGCCGCATAGGCACGCGAAACTCACTTATGTGTTCCGGTGGTTTCGGCGGGAATATGGCGTGTATGTCGATATGCGCTGCGGGTATGTTTTTCTTTCCGCGAAATACGACGGCGGTACACATGTGCCATATTTTGCACTCACGCGAGATGATAACAAGCTGAACTACCTCACTGCGAATATGGCAAAAGAGTTGATTAAGAATCTTACATCGTATTACGCGTTAGGATATTTGAGATATGACATGGCGGAAACGCAACACGCCGTGTTTGAAATGCTCAGGAATTTCGGTGTAAAATAAACATGGTATATACGTGAGGTGCCATAGTGTGTGTCGCTAAAACACATCGTCGATAACCACGGTTGACTCCGGCGACGGTGTGGCCGTGAGGGAAAAACGCGCCGATTACCGTTATGAAACATGTCACAAGTATGCTATTCTTAAGTCGTGCCGGTTCGCCGGTACGACTTTTTTCATATATGAAAGGAAAAAATAATGGATGACGAAACCACCGAGGAAAGGGACACCGCCGAACGCGATGACCTCACCCCCGACGAAACGCACCGTGAAGGCGAGTTCGACGATCTGCGCGACATGCTCGCAAGCGTACTGGACAAGCTCGACGCGATGAACGAACGCATAGACGGCATCTATGATAATTTCGCCGACTCCGTGGCGCAGATGGTCGAAAACGGGGCGACCGTCAAGGAAACGGACGACGACGACGTGGCGGAGGCCATCGCCGAGGCTGCGGCGAATGATCTTGAAAACCTTGATTACACTCTGGATTAGGAGATATAATGGCTGTAGATAACGCAACGATATTGGATAGGGTGCGTCTTAAAGGCACCGACGACTATCAGCAGCGCGTGCCCAGCGCGACACAAACCGGTGTGGCGAACACCGCTCGGTATTTGTTCGACCCGATGAATCGGCAGTACCTCAACGATTGTGTTTGGAGCATGGTCAATCGTATCGGCCTCACCGTGATGGCGCAGAACGCGCCCTTTGAGAATCCTTTTGCAACTTTCAAAAAAGAGAATCTCTACTGGGGCAGCACCGTGCAGGAAATTGCCGTCAAGTGGATTAAGGCGCATGGATACAAGGACGACGCGGAAGAACTTTTGAAGATGCACCGTCCCGAAGCCGCCGTATGGTTTTACGAGATGAATCGTAAAGACCAGTACCCAATCTCTTGGACTGACGACGAACTACGTCAGGCGTTCGTGGACGATTACGGTTTGAATCGTTTCATCGCGCAGATCATGGAAACGCCGCGCAACAGTGACAACTACGACGAGATGAACATCATGCTTGCACTGATCCGACATTACGAGCAGAATCTCGGCTTCTACAAGGTGCATCTCGATGTGGCGCCGACTGATGAAGCGTCTGCCAAGACGTTGCTTAAGTCGTTGCGTGCGACTGCGGGGCGTATGCGTTTCCCGAGCACACAGTATAATGCTCTTAATGTTAACGATATTCCGGCGTATGCCAACCCTCAACAGATGGTGCTGCTGATCGAGCCGGAATATCTCGCATCGCTCGATGTTGATGGTCTGTCGGCGGTGTTTCAATTGGATAAGGCCGACGTGCCGTATCGTATCATCCAAGTGCCGAGTCTTGGCATTCCGGGCGCGGTGGCATTGCTTGTGTCCACTGACTGGTACCAGGTGCGCGACACCCTTTACGGCACCACGCAGTTCTATAATCCCCAGACACTTACCAATACCATGTATCTGAACCACTGGGGCGTCTACGGCGTGTCCCCGTTCACACCATGCGCATTGTTTACAACCGACGCGGGCACCTCCATCAAGGTGGTCACTCAGACCGTGACCGGGTTCATGTTGACCCCGGAGACGGATGATGTCAAGGCGGGCGACGTGCTCCAGCTCACCCCGAAGCTCACTGCGACGGTGGAACCGACCGGCACCGCCATCGATGTCGCGCCGAACTCCGCCACGTATGAGGTATCTGCAACCCACGCGGCGGGCGCTGAGGGTGCTGCATCGCCGTTCGCGCTCGATGTCAACACATTTGTCGACGATCAGGCTCGTTTGCACGTGCAGCGCGACGGGCTGACGGCAGGCGACATTATCACGGTAACGGGTACGGCGACATACGTCAACCCGACCGACGAGACGACGACGCACACGGCGACTTGCACGCTCACCGTAAAATAATGTCGTGACATGCTAGTATCGGGGTACCGGATGACACCGGCACCCCGATTTTATTTTGCGAAAAAAAGAGGCATATATGAAATTCCCGCACTTGGATAACGCCACAGCGTTTCCCGGCGCTGACGTACACGTGTACAATCAGTACGCCAACACATACGATTATAATATGTGGACACCGAAAACCAAGATAAAACTATGTCACGTACAATGGCGTAACGACGGCCACGATGCCGTTAAGTTCCGCGACGACACCGCTCGTGATGCGTGGTTCGACGCACTGGACGGCGAGACCGTACATCTTGACACCAGCATGTATATCGCCCGCGCCGACACGGACGGCATCAAAATACCAGTGCCATACATGACCGCTCAACGCTATAACTATATCGTGGTGGATTTTACGCCGGATATACTGCAATCACCGCTACAGCAACCGGACTGCCAGACAAGATACCACTATTACATCACGGATGTCACGGCAGAGGCACCCAACACCACCACCGTCGTACTGCAACGCGACATGTGGACGGACTATATCAACACGACGACGATAAACGGCCTGTTGCTGACTCGGGGACACGCGCCGTTGGTCGGGATGACACCCGCAAAGCTATTGGACAACCCGCGCGAAAACAGTGCCGACATGCTTGCGCCGGATGTCAATTACGGTGCTGCGAACAATCGCATCACCAACACCAAGAACACCGTTTTGACCGGTGGCGATAAATATATATGTTTCGCGTGCGCGTTCGGCGCGATCAGGTTGGAGGAGATGGCACGCACGCGCGGTGCCGACATAGCCGCCACCGAACCCGTCTACGGAGCGAACGACGGAACCGTGTCATCGTGGACGTGGGGCACCGCTGGCATAGACGTGAGCGGGTGCCGTACGCTCGGCACGTCCTATGCGTCACAGCGCGGACGCACCCCGAACAACTGGACTGTGTTTGCGCTACGTGCAAGCGACGTAACCGGCGAATACATTAATGATCTGTTCGCGTACTATCCGCATATCGCTTCGGGCATAGGCGCGTGCTTCGTGGTGTCTGCGGACATGTGCGCTCGCGGCACCAGTGCGCCCGTCATGGTCAACGGTGTCGCATGGATGACCGTCGTGGACACGGAGCGCACATTAAGCGGCATCACGTTGACCCCGGAGGACTTCAGCATGCCGCCTGATGTCGCCGACGTGGCCAAACTGTACGTGTCGCCGTATAGCGTGTTGGAGATCACGGACACGTGGGGTAAGGCAACCACGATCAATATCGAGGATTGCGGGCGGCTCAGCGTGCGTACGTTGGTGTCCGTTGCGTATCCGCTCGTGCGACAGGTCGCGTATCTGGATGGATACGGTGCGGACGGCAGCACCACTATCGCCGTGAGCGACCTCACAGGCGAGACCATAAGCGGACATCTGCCCAATGCGGACGCGCTCACGACGGTCATATCGTACGATATCCCCACGTATGCGCTACAAAGACGTAATATCGACGCATATCGCGGAGCGAACTACAATCGCACGATCAGACAAAACCGCAAGAACGCGATAACCGCGTATGAAAACACCGCGCAAGCGGCCAACACCGCTCGTGATAACGCCAACGACAGCGCGGCCACGGCACGGAACAACACCGCACGCACGAACACGGCGCAGACGGCCAACACCGCACGCGGGGTCTTGCGCGATCAACGAATATCCGATGAGACCGTTGATACGCGTAATGATATACTCGATGCCGCGACAAAGCGCCTCGACGCTGACAACGCAACGGCGAACAGCAAAATAAGGACAGATCGTGACTGGGATGTAACGCTCATGAACGAGACATATGTTACGGACACGCAGACGAACGCCATTTCATCAGTCACAAGCATGATAGGGTCGATCGGCGGCGCGGCGCTGTCCGTTGCGGGCGGCGGTGCCGCCGCCGGTCTCGCGTCCGCCATTAGCGGCGCGGCGTTGCAAGGCTACAATACAGGTGTCGCCATCACAAACAGCGAAAAACTCAATAAGGTTGCCAATGACGCTGCATATGCCAAGGCGGACAAAGCCACGTCGGCCAATACGGAACAGACGGCGCACGCCAAGACACAAGCGACGGAAACGACGATACGCACCAACACGCAAACCGTGAAAACCATGCAACTCGCAACGGCGGCGGCCACCGACATGACCGCCAACACCGTCAACGCGTCCAACGGCAACGCTGCGGCCTCATACAGCACCGCCACCGGCAACGCGGCACGCACGCGCGATCAGACCATAAGCAACGCGAAACGTACCATGCTCAACACGCGCGACAACGCCACGAACACGTATCGTGACATGTACAATCAGCCGCCGAGTCCAATCGGCGCGTACACGGGTGACCCGTGGGCGGACGAAATGGCGCAACGGGCGTATGTCGTCAAGGTTCGCACGCAATCCAAAAGCGCACTAATACAAGCTGGCATGTATATGTTGCGATACGGCATAGCAAGCAACAAACTCTATAACAAACCAAACCTAACGGCATGCCGACATTTCACGTATTGGCGGGCAGATGATGTGTGGCTCACCAACGACATCGCCCCCAACGACGCACTGGATGCAATACGTGATCGGTTCGCGGCGGGTGTTACAATCTGGACTGACCCCACCGAAATAGGCGGCGATTATCTCGCCGCGAATATCAACTAGCGAAAAAAGGTGTTATATGGGACGTAAACGCACGCATAAGTGCCCGCCGACCCGCGCGGCTATCGGCGAAAAAGGACTGCCGGTGTGGCAGCAGTCGCAGCAGATCAATTCGCAGGCGTATTATATGGCTTATTCGCAGATGCTCAATATTGCATTGTCACGTTTCAAGTGGCTTAATCTGCCCAAAACGTGTAACGCATGGTTTCTGGAGTATAATCTGTTGTACTACGGATATGCCACTATCGCGTACCCGCATAGCAAGCCCGGTGTGTTCTTTTCCACGCAGGCCGTTGTTAATTCCGACTTCAACGTGTATTATCGACCTAAGCGATGGACATCTTACGGTCTCAACGGGTGGCGCTTCAACGTAAACAACTCCAACGGTGTTTTTATTTATAGCAATAAGGCACGTACGCCATTGGTGCCGACGCTTGAGTTTTTCGCGCATGAGATCGAAGATTTATACGTGACGCGCCGGCAGAACCGTTTTCATCAGAAAACCCCGTTTATTCTGGAGGTGCCCGCCGGTCAGCAGACGGCGGGTGTCAACGTCATCAAGCAAATATCGGGCGGAGAGATGGCAATTATGGCTACGCCCGGCTTCACCGACACAATGAAGGCGCAGGTGCTCAAAACCGGCGTGAACTATATCGGAATGGAAATACAGAACGACATACAAAACACCTGGAACGCTTTTTATCAGTCGTTAGGTATCAAAAATCTACCCGTGAAAATGGAACGCCAAACAGCAGATGAAATAAACGATTACGGCGAACCCACCGACCTCCGTGCATTGTCCGAGCTTGAGGAACGTCGCGCCGCGTGCGACATACTAAACACGCGTTTCGCGCGATATCTGGACGCACCCATCGAGGTGGTGTGGAATCAGGACAACATAAGCCAAAACTATAATTACATGACCAACCTCGAAGCACTGGAGGACAACGATAATGGAGACATTTGACATGATATCGCCGTTTGTTCCGGGCGAAACCACACCCGATTATCACGCCGTTACTACGATCACATTGGGGGAGTTGCTGATACCCGGTGGTGTTGACTGGACATCGCCGCAATGGTCATGGCGCGATGACGCATACGACGACACACAATACGCACGATGCTGCGCAAAGATCGAAAACCGGTATTATGATCGCGAACTCGGCGTGATGCCGCCGGGCAGATGGCGGCGGCACCTATTGCGCCTCATCGCCGAAATAATGCCCGTACTCAAACCGCTCTACGAGCTCGCGAACGGCAACCCCGGCATATTTATGGCGGATGCCGACACGTGGCACAAGACGCGTACCGTGTTTTCGGATTTTCCCGCGACGCAGCTTGCGAGCGGTCAGGATTACGCAAGCAACGCCACCGACATGGAGTATGAGACCGTGACCAACGGCAACTACATGGATAAGGTCAAGGCGATACGCCAAGGCGATTACGTGGATATCGACGTGCTACTATTGGAGCACCTGGACGCATGTTTCAGTCCGTTATGGACTGTCAACATAAACAACTATTAGGAGGCAAAACACACATGTTCCCGCTAGCCTTGTACAGCGTATGGCCGTACACGCCCGTAATACCGGCGTTCTACTGGGACGCGAAAAGCACCGAGGAAATCATAAAGCATCTGGCGAGCGAATACGATCACATCACGGCGTATTTCGACGCGCTCGCAACCGCGATAAACAAACTGAGCGCGGACATGCAAACGTTTGAAAACCGCGTCGAAGCGCGTGTCAGCGCGATGGAAAAAACATTGGCGGCATTGCTGGACAATCTTGAGCATGTTGGCGATAAAATGATGATCTACGACCCTACGCAAGGCACCTACGTAGACAGCAAGACAGCCATGCGCAACATGTACCGCGAACTCGCAGTGTTCGGTGCACGCGTCAATCAGGTCGCCACCAAAACCGTGGACGACATGGCAAAACACCGAACCGACGAAACCGCCGCAATCGGCAACCTCACAATCTTCGATGACGCGGCACCGCGCGTGACCGACCCGCAAACCGGCAACCCCTACCCGCCCATACAATAAAGGAGAGAGACAACATGTCCGCCACACCATTCATTCAGCTGCCACTATATGACACTGGGTCGGTCGCCGACCTACGCGACGCGTATAATTCCAGTATGCAACTCATAGACAAAAAACTGCACCAGCTCGACATACAAATACAAATACACCACACAACCGACACCCGTAAGGAGGCCTAAACATGGCAAGCACAACCGATAATTTTAATCTCGATCTATACGATACCGGTGACCCCGCCTCGTTAACCGACCAATACAACAGCGCAATACGCACGATCGATGAAACACTTTTGACAATCAACGGCAACGCCACCGCCGCAATCAACACCGCCAAACAAGCGATAACGGAAACACAAACCATAAACAACAATCTTACAGCACTGGGCGTAACCGTCAGCAATACCGCAAGTGCCCTAAAAAGCAAAATAGATACCACCGCAAGAGATCTAGCCGTTACAGCCGAAAAAGCGAATAACGCACTTAATCGCTTCAACACGATCGGCTGGGATACCGACCAAAAAGCGCAAAACTGGATAAACAACACCAATCAAACACTAGCCGCGCTTAACGCAAGTAACCCGACGGACGCGAAAAAACTACTACACAGCATCTATGACGCAAGCACCGGCGATATATCCACAGTTACAGGCATGACCATACAAGCGCGGTTTATCACACACGATTACGGCGTACAGTCAACCCTTAAACATGGTGACATCGTGTATTTCGGCTGCAATAACATCGCCACAAACGGCGGGCAACCAAAAATCGTAATCGTTGATATGGCCAGCAACGCGAAAACCACCGACAAAACAATCAACGCGGGTCACTTCAACGATATGGCATATATCGACGCAACACCCGATACGCCTATATGGGTTGCGCCCATCACGTTAGACGGGACAAACGACTATAACGGTATACTGGCGTACGATAACAATTTCAGCACCAGCGTCAACATACCCGTACCGCTACACGGCATAGCCGGCATCACAAGAGACCCTATCACCAACAAAGTATATTGCATATGCCGCGACAACCCGAACATTTACGAAATAAACATGACCGACTACAGCACCACTATCGTAGGCACCCGCCCAATGGGTCACGACTTCATGGGACAGGGTATCTGCGCGTACAATAACAAAATCTTCGGATACACGACACGCATGTTCGCGTACCTATACGACATACGCACCAAAACACTGCAATGGTACAATTGTATGGCCACCGATCTACTCATGTCGAGACGCATAGGCGAATACGAGAGTGGCGAATTCGATAATGAAGGCAATCTATGGGCGTGCGCCCGTTCGATCTGCAATGACGACGCGACATCATATTTAAATTGGGGCGGCTGGATATCGTTTGCAAGTAACGCAACCCCTCACACAATAGGCGGACACACCGCAAAAATCGCACAAACCATAGAAATAGGCACCGACTCACTTAAACCAAGGTTCACAACAATAAACCAGATATGTAGTCTTTTTGAAATCGCTACAATGATAACTAAACCCAACACGATAAAAATATCCACAACTCTAAACGATGCCGAACACGGACAATTGCGAATAACTGGTTATTTAGTAATCACCGGCGACTACACATGTTTCAAACTAATGCCAACCGGTTTCGGCGGCCTCCGAGTACCCGCCAGCGGGAAAATAACCATTACCAACACTGGTACACAAATAGAGTGCTCAGATCGTTGTGCATCGTTCACATACATGGTTACGCCATCACTAGCCCCTAATGACATAGTACAATATCGTAACGGCGGTTGCGTGCTAAACCTAGTCACATGCGGTAACACGCGCGGCATACAAATATCCGATAGCGTAATCGAAACCGATGGCAACAAAATATATTTCGGCTCTACTAAGGTAGTTGGATAACAATATAGCCCGGTAATATTACCGGGCTATATTGTTATCACTCAAAAACTAATCACATTCAATACTACGAATATCAGTCATCACCATTATCAAAACAATATACTTTAAAAGCCATACGCATTTCAACACCTTTTTAATATCGAGTCGGAAAACAATAAAATATATTTCGACACCACTAAAGTACTCTGATAATATAGCCGCCCGGCAATATTGCCGGGCGGCTATATTTTATTTCACACCCTAAACACTTCACCAAAGTCCGCATAATGCTGTTCAAGATACGCATTGAAAAAACGCTGATCGGAACACGGACTAAGTTCCGCATGAAGCTCTTCACGAATATCATCATCCATAAGAGCCACCGCCGCATCAAAATCAACTTCACGCCCGTCCCAGTCAACAACCTTGCGCATGTTTTCTGCTCCTTTTTATGCTTTTTTTTTTGTTTATTCCTACAATATTTCA